GGCGGTAATCACGGCGATTACGCTCCACCCGGGGAACGAAAGGCGAGTCATCCTGGAACAGGACACGGTGGGCCCTGACCTTGGGACGCTGAACAGTGAATGTCAAAATCTCACGCTTCATGATTACTCGCTCTATCTACTATTCCATTATTATAACAGAATTGGTATTTATTGTCAAATATCGGTATAGCCCGGATCCTCAACAATACGGCTGAAATCGCTCCAGTCGCCATCCATTTCGGTCTCGGCACCCAGTACCCAGTCAAGGGGCACACCCAGTGCACGGGCGATCTGGACAGGATTTTCACCAGCTTCCAGCCGCTCCTGAATGTCAATCAGGATATCCTTGATCTTGCTCACATTTACCTCAGATGGTTTGAAGATAGGTTTCCAGGTCCTGAAAACTGCGAAAAGTTTGACTGCCCCAGGTGCTAGTGCGAACTACAATAAAGTTACGATTGTAGATTTCTACAGTGGCATCCAGTGTGCGGGCACGACCAAAGGTAACTGACTTGTAAGGGGTGCCTTTACGGCTGGTATGTTCTCCAGCCAGCACACCGTAAGGAGCAGTGAAGTCCTGACGTCCACAAGCCCAGTTATAAACCCAATCGCAGATTTCCTGACTATTCATAATCACCACTGATTGTAAATCACCATATGATCCACGCCAGGCACATTGCCCACGGGTCGATAGACCTGTTGCTCACCGTCCCACTGGTCGGGGTCAAACAGTTTATCATGCTCACCAACCACAGTAAAACGCACGGTTTTGCCAGTATGATGGCTTTCTACGAAAAACTCACGGGGCATGCCAAAGAACTCACTGGCCAACTTTAGAACCTTGCGGCCACGGTCGTATTCACAACGCTGGAGACTGACAGTAGGGATCATATCGTCCTCATCTTCAAGGCTGGGCAAGGGGTAGTGATGGGCTTCCCACTCTGCTGAAATTTTAGGGAACATTCTGGACTCCGTTTTCTTACTGTACCTACAGTATAACAGGATCTGGAATTATTGTCAAATCTGAAACCTGATAAAGTCCATGGCTTCGGCTTCCTGTAGGGCTTGATAAATCTGGGTTCGGTCGCATCCGTAGTGGATGTAGCCTTCCATGACATTCTGTAGATAGCCCATGTCTGGCATTTCTGGATCAGGAGGGATGCCAGTACTGGCAAAGTTCATCTGATAAACCCAGGCATCAAAGGTATCTCCTCCGCATTTTACTTTTACCATCTTGCGAGTGTAGTAGTGGGGATAACCCTCCAGCCTGTCCAGTGCCTCCATACACTTATCAGTCACACGCCACAGGACTCCTTCAGTCTGGTATTCCAGAGCATCCACGATATCAGCATGATAGCAAAAACGGAACATGTGGTCGGGCAGAATAGCACGACCCAGGGCCACGGCCGCAGGACACCGGAGTGCCATGCCAGCCGGGTTAGTGTTCATTCCGTACGAAAACATTAGGCTCATAAAAAGTATCTCAATATATTGCGACAGATTTTTATTGTAACATAAAGGGTCTTATTTGTCAATTACCATAAATAAAGGTGTAGTTCGCGGGACGGCAATCCCCAACTACTCTATGATTGTAAGGAATCACAGCATGACTATTTATTACGTTTACGCATACATACGCAGAAGTAACGGAACTCCATACTACATTGGGAAGGGTTCAGGTAATCGCGCATACACTAAGCATAAAACTATTTCAGTCCCCAAGGACAAATCTAAAATAGTTTTGATTGAAACAAATCTAACAGAAATAGGTGCCTTGGCTATTGAGAGGCGCCTCATAAAATGGTTTGGTCGGAAAGATTTAGGTACAGGTATACTTCACAACAAGACTGATGGAGGAGAGGGATTCTGTAATCCCAGTGCTGAAACAAGAAAGGCAATGTCAGAATCCAAAAAGGGTATTCCTTTATCCGATAGCCACAAGAAAAAGGTTAGTAAATCATTGCAGGGAAGGAATGCCCCGTGGGCAAGTCGCCCAGGCAATCTGAACACATTCTATGGTAAACACCACACTGAAGAAACCTTACGTAAGCAAAGTATAATCAAGCAAGATGCAAACAATCCGATGTTTGGAAGGAAACAACTTAGGGTATGCTGTATACATTGCCGCAAAGAGACTTCAGTAAACACATTGCCTATCCACCATAAACATCAGAAGGTATTCAGTTGGGGTTGAAATTCGCGGATATACTCACGCTCACGCTGGTGAGCTGGCTTACGGCCACGAACGGCTTCCAGAAAGCCAAAAGTAAACGCTTGAGCGCCGTGGTCACGGATGCTGGCGCTCAGTGCCCAGCCCTTGTCCTCGGCCAGGGCACGTTGAACATGCTTCTGGATGCGGCGCTTCAGGGTGCGAAAAACGGTAGCATTTTTGACCGTGAGGCCCACATACTGCTCCCCTGTCACCTGGTTGGTGATAACGTAGAGCAAATGAGTACGGTCACTACGGGCACGGCGTTTTTTCATCATTTCCAGAGTATATCATACCCCGGAATTATTGTCAAATTTCAGTGGACTGGGCCATCCACGATATGGACGCTGAATTCGTTGACAGTTTCTACCAATTGGTCCTTGGTAAACCCTTCTTCAAGCAGGGCCTGAACCAGTTTGATGTAGAGTCCAAAACTCGCTACACCTGGAATGTAATCTGGATTACTGTTTCCGTAGTCAAACTCATCCAACATGGGCATGAGTGTGTTGTCGATGAATTCAGCACTGAGTTCAGTACTTACATCGTACTGATAATCATCAAATTCGTCTACCAGTTCTTCAATATCCAAGTTTAGGTTTTGTTCTTTCATTGTGTTCCTCCAGTAGACAATAATATTTATCGCTCGTGCGAGTCACTATTATACGGCACTATTGAAGGGAATACAAGTAGTTCACTGTGTCGGGATTTTCACGAAATACGATAGCACCATTACGCAAATGGAACTTGCGTGCCAGGTCAGTTTTGGGACTGAGTGTTACAAAATTGGTAACTGAAGGAAATACTTCACGAATTTTAGGGACTAGTGTTCTAAGCAAGTCGGCACCACTGCCGGGCTTGTAACTCCAGATCGTATAAAAAACGGCTGTGTCTGGTTGTTCCACTGTTCGCTGTAGGTCTTGCACACTTTCAGGCACAAAGTCATGCAAACTAACACATACTATACTTGTGGGTCGTTCATTCTCGACCAGTGCCGCCACAAACCTGTTGGGTTGTACGCGAAACTCGGCTGGTATGTCTGGTCTTACAGGATCATCTTTGATGTATGTAAGTAGGTTGTCTGTGAGTGTGGTGATAAGGTGTAGCATGATAACCCTATTTATCACCTGCGCTAAAAAGTCGCAGTTTTTGCGTTATTTCTTGCTAGTCTTTTCCAGTAACTATTACTGCAACTTTATCAACCCAGACCATACGTCCATGGCAGGCAATATTCCATTTAGTCTGGCCGTATTCTTCTGTACATTCAGTAAATGTTTCGCCAATGATGCGAACATCTGTGGCCAGATGTTCCACACCATTTTCAAATACACGCCATACCAGATCGCTACCTTCGTGTTTGGTGTTAAATCTGATATGATACTTGTTCATTGTAATATTCTTCCTTTTACAAAACCGTCTGGTTGCTCACCTTCTTTAAATCTTTTGGAAATTTTTCCGTCATTATACCATAACTTCCCCTTACACGCCGAAGATAATTGGGCTATGAGTTCAGGGGTATATTCAACTTTAGTAAGTTTTCTATTTTGGCTAATTAATTTTTTACTTTCGTCGGAATGATTTTTGCCAAACATACCGTTGTCTTTACCAGACAACTTTGGATTATTTGGATTAGGTTTACCATATCTATGATTTTTACTACCGGTTTGAGCAAGAGATTTTTTCCTGCTATGTTCTTCTGTGAAAATTCTACCCTTTAATTTATGAGAAACTATTTTTTTAAATTTCTCTGATTTAACAGTAGAACCCAATCCTCCAGAACACATATTGTAATTGGTATCTTCTTTGATAAAGTCCTCGGTTACAAGATCCGATTCTTTTTTAAATGCTTCTTCTCTTGTATCAAAAAATTCTAAAATAGAACGACTAAAATTTTCTTTTCCGTATTTTTTAATAGCATCCTTGAGTGCTTTTCCTGAACCGAGGTACCCATCATCAAGAGTCTCAGAACTATGGGCTCCGATATATATTTTCCCAGTCACATTGTTGGTAGTCTTATAAACATAGTGATACATTACAATAAACCTTTATTTTTCATTTCCTCCCTGATTTTAGTTGCTGATATTTGGTGTATTTCATCAGTGAGTTCTATTTTATTTATCTTATATCCTACATCTCTGCCATAAACAATTTCAACAATGTTAGGTACAAGCTGAATTGTATATTGACCTTGATAGAGTGGATCTAGGTCACGCTTGATAAAGCCCTTTACTTGTTCAAAGTCAAAGGGATTACTACCCTGCCAACCCTGGCAATCCCGGATCATAATACAAACTTGTCCAGTCTTGGCAATGGCTCGTTCGAACAATGCACGATGCCCAGCGTGCCAGGGTTGCCATCTTCCTAATTGTTGAACCGTTTCTTTACGCCAGTCAAATACAGGCCTGCGGCGATTGTCAACGATGTGCTGGCCCACAAACTCTACCCATTTCTCGGCATTCTGTTCAGTGATGCGGAAATCATATGTTTCTGGAGGAACAAAGGCTTTGTTTGTATCTTCAAAGCGACCAGCTTCAATAGTGTCAATCCAGATGGTCCAGTCTGCTTTGAAGTTGTTACGCATTTCGACCAATGGTGCGACAAAATCACAAATCACATAGTCCCCTGAGCAGGCCAGGGCAAACTCAAGCATGCGAATGCTCTGGCGAATACGACCTTCTCGGCTAAAGTCCCAGTCGTTGAACTTGCGTCTAACATCATCAGCATTGAACCAGTCTACTCGGGCTCGCATTTCATGTGCAGACGGTATCATTTCGTACTGCATAATGCGTTCGGAACCAATTCTTCCGTGTGTTTCCAGCCAGGTTTTCAAACGCTCTGCGAAGTAGGTTTTTCCGGCACCTGGTAAGCCCATGATTAATATTCGTTGTGGCATGACTTTATTTAGAAAGGCCGCAATCTGTGAAATTTTTTATAAATACACTTACATTCAGGAGTTTGAAATGAGACTAGCATTTTTATTGGCGCCTTTGTTCTTGGCTGGCTGTGCCACTGCTAACCACCAGCAACTATATTATGATGCAGTAAAATCAGTAAGTAAAGATAATACCATGGCACAAACAGCATGTTGGGGCGCAGTAAGTGAAATTGCCAAAGGCGGTGACAATACTGCCAAAGTGAATGCCATATCACTAGCTGAAAAATGTAAGAAACCCAATGTAGATGTTCATGCACCCAAAAAGAATATTTTGGGATTTTAAAGTACAAATAAAAAAGCCCGCTTAAGCGGGCTTTTTAACAATATACATCAACATTTTGTCCTAGATTTTTATTATCTGCTCGGGCTTGTTTTACCCGCTCCTCCGACAACCTTTGCTGTTGCTGAGATTGGTCTTGCTTTTTTAAATTCAAGTGCTGGTCTAGTGTGTACAGGTTTATTCGGGTATTGTTCACTCTCTGATGAGCTGGAACAAAATGTTCTTGAACTCCGGAAACACCCATCACCCTTCCTTATCGCCAGTGTCTGTGATGACGGTGATGATGGAAATGGTGGCGGTGTGGATGATACCAACCCCATCCCATGTGGCTATGATAGCTCCAACGCCAGTAGGGACCAGGAGAGGCATACCAGGGGTTCACATACACTACCCTGGGAGGAGCTGTGTAGTAAATTTCGTGTGGTGCTACTTGGATAACTTGTGGAGCCACACCAGCCTGAGCATCCATGCTGGCACCCACATTGCCACCAGCTGCCGCACCCAGTGCAGCACCCACTGCGGCGCCACTTTGGCCACCCAGTACTTTGCCAGTGGCCGCACCTACCGCGGCTCCAGCCAACATACCGGTTTTCTGATTGGTGGCACAACCAGTCAAGGCTACCAGTGCTACTATTGCTAATGCTGTTTTCATCGTTTATTCCTCACTACACTATCCAGACTGATCCAGACCAGGCGTTGGCTGTCAGGTTTGTGTACCTGTACAAATTCAACGCCGTCAACCACCCTGCGGTTGACAAAATCTGGACAAATCCAAATTTCTCCCGTTCTAGGATTACTTAGCCTGACTGGACGGCTTTTAATAGCTGTTTTCATTACGCACTCCTTAGGCTGCTCGGGCACGATGGCCCACAACTTCCTTGAAGCGGTCAGCCGCATAACTGGCCGCAAATGCACGTGGCTTGACCATGGGGATAACATTGCACATGCCCTTGATATAGCCCACTGCTTCGTTGATCACAATGCTGCTGCCGTGCATTTCGTTGGGGTTGATATCCAGGTGGACTTCAATGTCAAAGGGCACTACTTCAGCCAACTGTAGATACAAATCAGCCACACGATACACTTCATTCATGAGCCGCATGCGTGGCTTATCAACCTTTTGGTCGTAGTCGCGTTCACGATCCACAGCACCAAAAATCTTGCAACCATTGTTGCCATTCACATGAACCACAACGGCTGTGATATAGTCAGCATGCCAAACATCATTGTGTTGTAGTCGTTCACTGTCACAGCCAATGTAAATTTTAGTGTTATCGGTTAGTGTTTCGCAGAATCGGGCAACTTCGTTAATGTCAATATGCTTTCTATATACCATGATTTACCTCTTTATTTCAATTCATCAAACCTAGACCGCCGTCGCTGACTGCGATCTTTTACTTTAGCAAGGTATTCCCTGCCCACACGCCCTTCTTCAATATCACGAACTGCCTGATAGGCTGGAACCATATGTGCCTTTCGGTCAGTCAATGAAAAATCACCCTCTTGTTCCTGTTTGCGGCGTTGTGCGTGAATTTCTCGCATACGCTCACTGGCTATCAAAACCAAATCAAATCTATTGCCAGCGTTACGTGTGGCTTTATCAAAATCATTCATGATTATTTCCTATAATGGAGCGGGGTACCGGGATCGAACCGGTCTCACTAGCTTGGAAGGCTAGAGCACAACCACTATACCAACCCCGCAGTGTTTGTAGTATATGTTTTTTATTTAATGTTGTCAAGTAGTTCATTGACAATTTTAGTTCTTTGTACTGGATTGGTTGCACCCATGACCACCAGTAGATAACGGTTGCCATTTTGTGTGAACATCATGGTCAGGCACCTTCCAGCCCTGGTTGTATAACCAGTTTTAGCCGCAATGATATCCAGTTTGCCCACAAAGTTGTTGGTGTTATTGCCTGTCACACGAACTTCTCGTTCTCCACGTTTGCCCTTGACAAATGCAGTGGTGACTGTTTGTATTCTGTTGGCCGCCGTTGTAAAAATGTCCCAGGGTGTAAGCACACTTACCAGTTTGATAATGTCCTGAGCGTTGCTGGTGTTGGCTGCTAGCAGACCAGTTGAATCACTGAATGTGGTACTGTGCATGCCCAACAAGTGTGCAGTTTCATTCATCTTGTCTATGAATGCACGATATCCGCCGGGATAACTTTCGGCCAGACTACGGGCAGCCAGGTTATCACTGCTCACCAGGCTCAACTCCAGCAGATTGGCACGACTCATCAACATGCCGCGCCTGATACGAGTGCTGCCTTCTGTGCCTGTAACTGGTACCAATTCATCAAGATCCAGTCCCACCTGCAACACCACCAGGGCGCTCATGAGTTTGGTCATGCTGGCTATGGGCCTGACACTGCTGTCATTCAGCGACACAATTTGTTCATTGGTGTCAAGATTTACCAGTGCGTATGTTACCGGTTCTCGTGGTTTTTTGGTATTGGCGAATGATAATGAACAAGCAAACACCAACAAAAGTAGTGCCCAGCGCACTCTAAATCAGCCCCTACTTAGGCTGCTCCTGGCTAGGCACCCACTGACCCTCAACCATTTGTTCAAGTTGACCCTGCTTGTTTACGCGAACTTCACCTTCGTCGTTGCGTTCTGTGTCTCTGCCAAAAATGGCATCCCAACGTGTAGACCATTCATCGTGACTGATGCTAAATGGTCTGGGTTTACTTCCTTTTCCACCATCACTCATGGCTTATCTCCTTTAATGTATTTAGATTTATTTACCAAAGAAAGGTTCTGGTTTACGAGGTAACATTTTTGTAAGTGGCTCGATTTCATCCCAGTTTAAAATCCAATCTTCGCTCTTCCACGAATTTTTGACCGGCGCTAATTCCTGAACTTTTTCGGTAACGGCAGGAGTAATCATGTTTATGGGAATTTCTGCGTCCCATAATACTGCACGCCAGTCCTCTAGAATTGAATTATATCTGATAACCACAGTTTTATCATCAATTATGTCTCGTACTTGTCGATAAAAACTCACCTGATAGGCATAATGCCCAATAAAATCCTCTTTGCTGATGTGTATTTTTTGCACACTGGGTATTTCATTGGGGTCTGTATTTTTAAAAATATGATACAAATTGGTGTGTTCGACAATGCAGTAGCTTAATGCTGCATCAACCATGTCCCTGATGCTTAGTATGCATCTGGCATTTTTTTTAAATTGAACATACTTGGTGGGGTCGTGAGTATGAAAAAATTGCCAATGAGCATGGGGATCAAACTCAGAGCCTGGGCCCAAGTATTTTGTATCTACACCAAAAGTTTCCCGATAAAAAATTGAGTAAACATCCGCGATGTATCTACTGCCGGTTCGACCCGGACTTATAATTATCCAGTTACTAGAAAATTGCATACGATTATTTATAATTGGCGGGATGTGAGGGATTCGAACCCCCGATAAGTTTCCCTATAACGGTTTAGTAGACCGCCGCATTCGGCCGCTCTGCCAACATCCCTAAATTTTGGTGCGAGTGGCCGGACTCGAACCGGCACGCCTAACGGCGGGAGATTTTAAGTCTCCTACGGCTACCACTTACGTCACACTCGCATATGGTGGGAGCGGTCGGATTCGAACCGACATTTGCGCGATTATGAGTCGCGGGTCATTAACCAATTAGACGACACTCCCAAAATTCCTTAGCGAGAAAATTTTCTACTGAAAACTTGTCTTGCTTGATATCCATTATGTCAGTTTTTGTTAAAACTTTCAATTGTTTTGGTAAAACTGACCATTTAGCATAATCTCTTTCTGTCTCGTATCCTTTTATCTCAACATAAAAATTATAAGCGGGTATAAAGAAATCAGGAAAATATGTTCTTTCTCCTTCCCATACATACTTAAATCCTTGTCTATTTCTCAAAACATCAATGTTTTGAAACTTACACCATTTATAGAATTCTACTTCCCATGAACCATGAAATTTTATACCATCATACTCAATTTGTTTTACTCTTCCACGGTTTCCTGAATTGTAAGAGTCAGGGTGCTGGTCTACAGCAGATTTCATAGCATCTTGGTGCCGTTTCTTAAACTCAATATCTTGCCAGATTTTTTTATTCCACTCAGATGTTTTTTCTGCTAAGATTTGTCTTGTGCTTTCTTTTACATCTGGCTTGGGGAGGCCTAATTTTTTCGCCTTTGTAAACTGATTGCTCCCGCGCTTACCCAACATGCCGTAAGATGGAATCTTATTCCTTTTATCAGGGTTAGATTTACAATATAGTTCATGTTGAGATTTGCTGTTTAAATTTTTTCTCTCTGAACCGCAGTAGTTGCACTTGATCATGTTAATATTTAGTATATCATGTTGTATTTACTTGTCAACACCGCGCTCCTCCAATTTCTTACGCAACATGGTGTGCAGGCCCGGATTGATACGCAGGGCATGAGGCATCAGGCTATGACGAATATAGTTACGAGTATAACGCTGGTCGTCATTGCTGGCATCATGCACGAAGGGCACACGCTTGCGGCTGGCCCAGCTTTCTAGTTCATACTTCCGGGTGAGCAACAGGGGACGGAACACCTGATTCCGACTGTGGGGCATGAGGCTACTAGTGCCATGCAGGCTACTCCAGATCCAGGTTTCTGCTACATCATCTAGGTTATGTGCTGTGGCCACCGGGCCCAGTGTGTCAAGCCAGGCATAACGCTGGTCACGCCAGTGTTCCTCTGGACTTACGCCTGCTGGGCACTCTTGATCCATATGGCCCACCATCAGTTCAATACTCTGACTGTTACAATACTCTACCAAGAACTTATATGCGGTGGCACTGGTCTGTGTTCCATGGTGGAAGAATGCGGCACGGACTTCATGATTATGTCTCACGAAATCCAGTAATGCCATGCTGTCCACACCCCCACTGCAAGCCACAGTGAGGGCACGGGGCAATCGTCCCAACAATCTAATCACATTACTGCTCCATTGCCGTTTCGAAAACCCACAGTGCCGCCTTCTGCCTGGATACGCTTGAACACATCTTCAAGCAGAATAGGAGCAAAGTCTGTCTGTTCTACACACACGCAATGATAGCGGGGGTCAATTTCTTCACTGTACAGTATATCGCCAGTCCGGGCGTCAACACCCCGTGGCCGCCGGACCCTATGGGCGTGAAGGTGACCGTGAACGTTAGCACCAAATCTCGCAAGACTGTCTGTGTGCACTGGAACATGGCTCAGAATAAGTCCGTTCATGACATGGTAGCCGCGAACATCCCTGAAGTATTGAGTGTAATCCTCTAACCTAAAGATATCATGGTTACCCTTGATCAAAACTTTGTCACCATTGAGCCTACCTAAAACACTCAAGTACTTTCGGCTGATGACCACATCGCCCAAGTGATACACTTTATCGTTGGGTCGGACACGTTCGTTCCAGGCTTTGACCATATACTCGTCCATTTCTTCTGCACTGGCAAACGGCCTAAGAGGACTACCATCCGCCCGTTTGAATACAGTGCAGGTTTTTTCGTGACCGAAATGGGTGTCACTTACTAACCAAACTGCGGGCATGGTGCCCTCCTTTCATTTATGTTCTATCACACGCCAACCCAAACTCAGTAAGTCAGCACGAATTTCATCTGTGACTACACTTTCACCCACGAAATACCGGCTTATTTCTAACCGGGCCAACTGTTCGGGTGTCAACTTAGCCAGTTCTTCATCATCTTCGGGACCGTCGTGTAGCATGCCACTGCAATACCAGTCCATGTAATCACCACGCTCCAGCATGTCTGCGATCACACCGCCGGCATGACGCCAACTGCAACTCCAGACTGGTAGATCGTCACTCAATGCTTTCACTATGTCCTCAGCAGTATCTTCTGGCATCTTTTGAAAGTCATTGTTGCACATGGCCGCATACAGGTTCTGAGCATAGGCTTCGCTGGCCTCGGCCTTGGCTATGATCCAGTCAGTGGTGCGTAGGTCATATTCTAGATTGTTTTTGGCCCACTCTGGGTCTGCCAATTGTTCTTCCTCTTGTTGAGCGAACGTACCATAAAGGTCATAAGTACCCAGGTCACCACGCTCTAGGGCTTTGCTTCTACGCCTGACCCATCTGGCGTCACTAATACGAATTTTACTCACCAGGCCCTCCAGATTTCTTTGAAACCCTCCAGTTCAGTGGGTTCCTCATACTGAGCAATCATTTGTTCAACAACTCCATCTGGAATAGTTTTTCCTGGACGGTTACTCAAGCGGCGTTGCAGTTCCTCATAGTCAGGCGTGGAAAACACCACGGCGATAGCATAATAGTCAGGCAACATGTAAAACTTGCGGGCACGACTGGCCACAGTGGTGCTGGTCTGATCCCAAATGATATCTCGCCCAGCCCGTTTAGCCGCATCTACCTGCCGCACCATCAGCCTGATGGCCTCTGGCATATACTGATCAAACACTTCACTATAGGTTCGACCCACACTCCGAGCATGAGCTTCTACCAGATCGTCAGTACTCACATACTCACAATCACTGGCCCAGCTTTGGCCACGTGCCCAGGTGCTCTTACCGCTACCAGGCACACCAACAAGAACATAGAGTTTTGGCATAATGGGTGATTATAACATGAAATAAGTATGTTGTCAAATGGCCGGCCCTGAGGGAATCAAACCCCCACCGCCTGGTTCGAAGCCAGGAATTCTATTCATTGAACTAAGGACCGAAATAGTGGCCTGCCCTGGAGGATTCAAACCTCCAACCTCCACCTTCGTAGGGTGATGCTCTATTCAGTTGAGCCAAGGGCAGATGGTGCTTCCAGCAAGAATCGAACTTGCAATACATCCTTACCAAGGATGCGTTA